CGACAATGGCGAACCTTCTTCCGAACGCCAAGCAACAGTTTTTCGGGCCGAATGGCGTGCCGCTCTCCGGCGGCAGCGTCTACTACTATATCCCGAACACCACGACGTTCAAGGCGACGTATCAGGACCAGGCTCAGACGATCCTAAACACCAATCCCATCATCCTTGATGCGAACGGTGAATGTGTCGCATGGGGTACCGGAGCGTACCGCCAACAGGTGTTCGATGTAAATGGCAATCTGATCTGGGATCAGGTAACGCAAGACCCGCAAGCCGCGCTTACGGGCAACATTACTGACAAGAAATATGCGGCCGGCACTGATTTTACGCCCGGCACGACCATCACCCTTACGCTTCCGACCGCTCCCGGTTCGGTCGCGAACATGTGGGTCTTCTTCGATGCGGCATTCCAAGCTGATGATCAGTTCTCTGTCAGCAATACTACGCTGACCTTCAATAGCCCGATCCCAGTCGGCACGCAGGAAGTCAACGTTAAGATCGGCACGACGATTGCCATCGGTACGCCGAGCAATGGCACGATCACGGATGCGAGCGTTGCGACGGGCACGAAGCTCTATAACCGCATCAATGATTTCTACGACTTGCGCGATCCCGCTTACGGCGCCAAGTGCAACGGCACGACCGACGATACTGCAGCGGTCCAAGCATTCATCAATACCATCGGTTCGAACCCGGCTACGCTCATCATCCCGGGCCCGACGCTCATCTCAAGCACGCTGACGTTTTCTCCGAATACGCAACTTTTCCCGCTCAATGGGGGGTACTTCACCGGCAAAGTTGGTACCGAAATCATCAATGTTCAGTCGCCACCGCTCGCCGGTCCAGTGCCGCTCTTCTTGAACTGCGCGGCGCAGGCCACGAACGGCATGACTTGTTACCCCGAGTGGTTCGGGGCAAAGGCGGACGGCTCCACGGCAGATGATGTGGCAATCCAGTCCGCCATCAATTTCCTGAAGAACACGGGCGGCGTTGTCCAGTTCGACGCGCGCACGTACATCCTGTCGACGAACGTCAATATCGGAACCGGCCAGGCAGGCAGCACCGGGCAAAACACCGTGTTGCAAGGCAAGGGGCGTCATTCGACGATTCTGCGCACGACGAGCGCGACGACAAGCGCGATTCAAGTGCTCGGCGCATCTGGAACGGCGCTTCAAGGTATTTCGATCCGCGACATGACGATCGATAAGAGCGTGACCGGAACCGGTGGGGTAGGGATTGCCCTGCAATACACTGCCGGCTTCACGATGCGCGACATTCAAATCAATAACTATCTCTTTGGGTGCTCATATCTGCGGGCCACGAATACGATAGCGGAAAAAGTTACCGTCACGTTTTCCGGCACTACCAATAACTGGCATGGCTTCGATCTGAACGGCGGAGGCACCGGCGCGGGAGGTAATGCTTCTTCGGTCTTCCGTGACTGCTACGTCGATGGCACCAACGCGACCGGAACGGGTAGCATCGGGTTTTATGCCTATGGAGCTTATGTTTCCGACCTGCAATTCCTTGCCTGCGAAACGGCCAAGTGCGCAATCGGCTATGAATTGGATATGTCCGCGTCGGTGAATACCGGCAACGAGGACGTGCAGTTGATCAATTGCCGCGCTGACTCGATCACCACTTATGGCGTGTACGTGAATGCTGCTGGTGGTTCGGGTTCGAATGACTCGATGGTGAATGTCATCGGCGGCTGGTATAACGCGCTTTCAACGGGCGCGGAAGTGGACTTGATCTTCATTACAGGCTCGCAAGGCGTCACGGTGCAGGGCGCGCAACTCTATGGCGTCGCGAGCCCCGTAAATACGTGGGGCGTGAAGCTCGTTAATAGCCAAGGCTGTAAGGTTCAAGGCTGCACGGTGCGCGAAGTGAAATATGGCGTCAACCTGAACGGGGGGCGAGCTAACATCGTGATGGGAAATGATTTTTATAATTCCTCCGGTAATACGGCGACCTCATTTGCCAATGGTACTGGCGAGGCCTATTCCGCTATCAATAATAATTCGTTCAGGGGGTATAGCACGCAGGCGGCGCTTTTCGATGGGACTTCGACTAGTTGCGCGATGAACTGTAATAACGCCGATCCTGGCAATATCACGACCCGATTTACCAATAGCTCTGGTGGGACGCCATCGACAATCGGCAACGTAGGGGCATAATCAGGACAAACCTATCATGAAAAGACTATTCTCCGCATTTCTCGCGCTTTCTGCGTCCGTCGCTTTTGGTGCAACCACGGTTCCTGTTCAACTGCTCAACCCGATGGGCTCATCGAGCGGACAAGCGGTCGTCTCGACGGGAGCATCGAGCGCCCCCGGGTGGGGCGGCATCGGCCTCAATGGTATTGCCGCAATCGCTTCGAATACGGTGCTCGCCAATACAACGAACGCCAGCGCGAGCCCGACTGCGTTCGCGATGCCGAGTTGCAGCACTTCGTCGAGCGCACTTACTTATACGGGCAACACTGGCTTTACTTGCAACACAAATATCAATGCCGCCACGTTGCTGGGAGCGACGTGGGTATCGCCCGGCGCGATCGGCTCAACGACGCCAAGCAGCGGCGCGTTCACGACTCTATCTGCAAGCAGCACGGTCAGCGGTTCGGGATTCTCGACCTATCTCGCATCGCCCCCCGCAATCGGCACGACAGCGCCGGCCGCAGGAAAGTTCACGACACTGCAAGCTACCAGCACCATCACGCCATCGACGACGGCGGGGATTGTTGGTACAACTGCGGCGGATAATCCGCAGGCAGGAAGCGTTGGAGAATTCCAATCGGCATCTGGGTCCGGCACGTCGATTACGAGCGGCACGACAGTCAATGCGACGAGTATCGGTCTCACAGCAGGAGACTGGGATTGCTGGGGGCAGGCACTTTTTCTGCCGGCGGCTACGACGGTAGTTGCAAACATCGCGGCCGGCATCACGACTACCTCGGCAACGCTCCCGGCAAGTCCTGATACCACGTATCTCGGGGTGACGCTTTCAACAGGCACCAATGGGACGACTGCCGTCAACCCGATGGTGAAGCGAATCAACATTAGCGCCCAAACCACGATATATCTCGTCGCCGAAGCAAGCAGTGTTACCACAAGCACTGCCACTGTGAATGGCTACATTCAGTGCCGCCGGGTTCGATAAAAACTCTTGAACGGGGAAATCAATGCCTACGACCGACGAACTACACGAAGCCGACAAGCGCCAGCAAGCCGCGATTGAAGCGTTGCAGGAATCAATCGAGCGCCACGAGAAGCACCTCGAACGCCTTGACGAGTGCATTGAAGAGATGCGCTCGACGCTCGCCACGCGTGAGGATATTCGGGACTTGCGCGCCGATCTGCGCGACCGGTTCGACCACTACCGCGTGCGCATGGATGCGATCGAGGGGCAACACGACGATCACGCAGCGCAGCGCGAAAGCCGGTTCAATCGGCGCATGAGCTGGGCGATGGTGTTTCTGTTCGTCGGCGAGCTCGTGCTTGGCTGGGTTGGGCTGCGCAATCATGGCTGAACGACTGTTCCGCCTGTATTTGGCAATTAGGAACCCAAAGTGTTTCCTGTGGCTGCTGTGTGCCTTCATCACGTGTTCGCTCTACGCACATACGCGCCTCGGCTATGACGGCGACTTCGGGCTGACAAACCTCATTCTGTCGATTGAGGCGAGTTCGGCCGGCGCGGTGCTCATGGTCGTGGCCGATGCCTCGGCCGAACTCTGCGAACGGATGCTTAAAGCCATCTTTGACCTAGTCACGAAGATTGACCGCAATACCGAGGCGCAGCTCACGATGATGCAGGCTCAACGCGATATGCAAGCTGATCTTCTACGGCTGCTGCGCGATCCGCGTGTGATGCGCGCCCTCAGCGAAGGAGCCGACAATGGGCTGGCTTGAGATGGCGATGGATCTCGCCAAGCAATTCGAGGGGTGTGAGTTGAAGGCTTACCCCGATCCGGCGCGCGGGTGGGACTTGCCGACGATCGGCTACGGCTGCACGGGCCCGGACATCACGCGCGACACCGTCTGGACGCAGGCTCAGGCAGATGCAGAGCTTGAGCAGCGCATGACCGGGTTTGGCGAAAGTGTGGATCGGCTTGTGAAGGTGCCTATCACGGACGAGCAAAAAGGGGCGCTCGCCGACTTTGCGTACAACCTCGGTCCCGTCGCGCTGCAAAACTCGACATTGCTCCGGCTGCTGAATGGCGGCAATGCGCAGGGTGCGGCCGATGAGTTCAAGAAGTGGGTGAAAGCGGGCGGCGTGACATTGCCCGGTCTTGTCAAACGCCGCGACGCCGAGCGCGCGCTTTTTCTGTTGGGGAGTTAGCCATGAGCTGGGACGATGCATTGAACGTAGTCGAGAAACTTGCGCCGACGATTGCGACGGTATTGGGCGGTCCGCTCGCCGGCGGAGGCGTGGCTGCGCTCGAATCGGTCTTCGGCCTGACGCCCAAACCGGACGCTTCGACGGACGACCGGCAGAACGCTATCGCCGCGGCAATCAGCGGCGCGACTCCCGAGCAATTGCAGGCCATGAGAAAGGCTGACCAGGATTACGCGCTGGCAATGGCGCAGGCAGGGTTCAAGGATACCGAGACGCTCGCTAGCCTCGCCGTTCAAGATCGCAGCAGCGCGCGCAATATGCAGGTTTCGACGCGCTCTCTGATGCCGCCGATCTTCGGCATGGCAATCATTCTCGGAAGCCTCGGCGCCGCCGCGGCGATCCTCGCCGGCAAGGTCGAATATGCGAACACCACAGAGGCGACGATGGTGGGGACCGTTATCGGCTACCTCTTCAGCGAGGCCAAGGCCGTGCTCGCCTTCTACTTCGGCTCGACCCGAGACACGGAGCAGACGAACGAGTTGCTGGCCAAATCGACACCTCCGGGGGGGCAGCAATGAGCAAGATCGGCCGCTATCTCCTAAACCTCGCCATCCTGCTCGACGAGGCGGCCAACACGCTCGTCGGCGGTTCGCCAAACGAAACCATCAGCGAGCGAGCGGCCAAGGCCAGGAACGCCGGGCGCCGCTGGGGCTGCGTATTGTGCCGCGCCCTGAACTGGATAAACCCCGGTCATTGCGACAACGCTCTCGCGTCGACGATTGGAGATGATGCGGTGATTCCTGACGGCAAATGATCTGAGTCGATCTCCATCACGAGCCGCCCTTTCTCGCGGTGTAGATCGGCCAGCGCCTTGTCCTCGGTCGTGAGAGAGTCGCCTGTCTCGAATTCGATGATGTAGCGTGTCATTTACATCTCCTTTACAGTCGAGCCGCAATATCTTCCGGCGACTCGCGATAGTACACCTCTTGCAGTATCCGCAAATCTTTATGCCCGCTGATCTTGGCGAGCGTCATCACGTCAACCCGGCGCGACAGTCGGGTAAGCGCCTCGGCGCGCGAGTCGTGAAAATGCAAATCGTCGATGCCGAGGGCCTTTTTCGCCTTGCGAAAGAGTGCGTCCAGCGAGTCGGCGGTGACGGTAAAGCACCGCTCGCGCTCGGCCACCGGCCGCAGCAAGCGAATCGCCTGGCGAGTGAGCGGCACCTGGCGCGGCTTGCCGGTCAGGTATTCCATCTTGTGGCTCACCGTTGCCACCCGCTTTTTCATGTCGAGCGTGCCGCGGCCCAGCGAGAGTATCTCGCTCACTCGCATGGCCGAGCGCAGCGCCACCAGAAAGGCGAGGGCGACTTCCTGCGACTTGCTCACCGGCGCCACGCCCGGGCGGTGTCCGAGCCAGCGCACGATCGTCTTAACCTCGCGCCATGAGATGCGGCGCGTGCGCGGCGCGGCCTCGGGGGGCAGGCGAAACCCTTCGAATGGGTTGTGCTCCATCCAGTGCCATTCATCGCGGGCAAGTTTGAACACATTTCGGATCAGATTGATATCGCGATTGACGGCCGCTGGAGACACCGTCTTCAGCCTGGCGTCGCGCCACTGCGCCAGGTGCGGCGTCTTGAATTCGGCTAGCGTTAGCTCGGCCAGCGTTGGGAAATCTCGGACAAAGGCCGCCAGGCGCAACTGTTCAGCCCGCGCGCCGCGCTTGGTGATCGATACCTCTTCGCCGTAACGCCGCAGCATCTCGGCCACCGTGTGCCGTTCGGCCGGCTTCTTGTCCTTCTGCGCCCTGAGCTCGAGTTCGCGTGCTGCGGCCCAGGCTTTTGCCTCCCGCTGCGTGCGGAAAACTCTCGTATCCCTCTGCCCTGAGACATAGACGTGGGCTCGCCAGCCCGTCTTTTGCTGCGTGAAAGACGCCATTGCGTAGACCCGTGTGTAGGAATTGTGTAGCGGAGTCTACAAAGGTATGCAGGTGGTGTCTATCTGTGCTGTACATAAACCCAGCGTCATAGCCGGATTCCCTTGTTTCTACGAGGTTGTACTTTTGATGTGCAGGCTTGTTTGGCGCTAGTGGTGCCCGGGACCGGACTCGAACCTCGCCGTATCTGGCTTGCCTTTCGTGGCAAATGCGTAGAAAATGTGTACTCCACATACAAGAAGAGGTTCGCATGGCGAGCATCGAGAAGCATGGGAACAAGTTCCGGGCGCAAGTGTATGTCAGGGGCTCTAGATCATCCAAAGTATTCGCCACCGAACAAGAGGCGCATGCGTGGGCCGCAGAGACGGAAAATAATCTCCGCCAAAAGGTCGCGCATATATCAAGGGTTACTTCCGGCATTCTTAAATTCCCAAGGTCAATATTGAAGGCCCGGATGGAAGCGCCTCTAACACATGAGGAGATAGTGAAAGGCGCAACCCCAACAAGCAGACTGTCTGGCATCTATTTCCTGATTCGTGCCGGCCGAGTTGTATATGTAGGTCAATCCGTAAATGTTTTTCGTCGCCTGTCGGAGCACATTAAGAATGGCTTCAAATTTGACGCATTCACTATAAGTTTGTGCGATCCCAAAGACCTGGACCGTCTTGAGTCCACCTACATACGCGCCATCTTCCCGGAAGACAACCTCGTCTATGGAGCGCCCTCCCGGAAGAGAAAGGCGACTCTTTATGCGTCGTAAGCTTCGAGCAGCGCATCCACTTGGCTGATCGGAATAAGCCCACAGCCGTTCAGCCTTAGCTTGCCAGTGTGCACCATTTTGCTGACCGTGTGCCGGCTGATGCCGAGCATTTCGGCTGCCTGGATCATGTTCACGTGCGGCGGCCTTGGATGCCGTTCAGCGTAGATCTGCACTGCTCGGATGGCGATCTTGAGTTCTTCGGTCATTCCCCCCTCTCCTTCTGCGCTGCGATGGCGGCGTCGATAGCGGCATCAGCATCAGCCTCTGTAAGCAATTGCAGCGTGCCGTTCTCATCCTCGGAATCAATCCAAACGCCGGCTTCAGGCCCATCCATCTCTAGGCACTCCTGGCGCTTGATGTTTCGCAAATAGCGGTACCGCTCCGCGTCGCGTTTATCCTCGCTCGCCGCTGCGGCTGGCGGGTGGGCGTAGTACTCGATGACCGATAACCCGGCATCTCTCCACCACTTGGCGACGGCTGCGTTTTTTGTGAAACCTTTCTGCTCCGTCTCCCACGCCACCGGCTCTCCCCGCTCCCGTAGCTGCGCCTCCAATTCTTCGACGCGGCTTTGCAACATCGCCATATCGTCCGTCACGCCATCGGTCAGGCCCGCTTCGAGAGCGGCGCTGCGCTTCTCTTCTTGATCGAGCGACATTGCCAGTAGGGTGCACTTGGCCTCCAACTCCTTCACTCGATCTTGCGCCTCCGAGCACTGATCGAAGAGGCTGATGTATTCGAGCGCTTGCTTTTGGATGTGCGCGGCCTGGGCTTCGATCGTAACTCTAGCCTCGGCTATAAGAGGGCCGATGCGGCGCATACCCTCTACATGGGATAGACGCTCGCACAGGTCTTGGGTGGGGGTTGTCATCGGCTCTTCTCCGTCAATCCGCGCCACGACGTGATCTTGTGAGAGACGCATTCCCACAGCGCGAACGGGCCGAGTACACCTTTGAAGACGTACCAGTCGTAGTGGTTGGCGTCATCCAATCGGCGCCAATGAATCTCAGGAATCACGAGACCTGTGCGTCGCTCGCGTCCCTCGTATGCTCCGGGCCGAATGGGTTTAGTCCGAAGTGGAAACCACGGTGTACGTTTCACGATCCCTCCCGCAAAGCACGCAGCACATCGGCGCACTCGGCTGCGCCATCGCGGAATCGATCTACCCAATCCGTATTGTTCGCTATCGACTGGCAGGCCTTCGCGCATTCCCGTATCGCTTCCTCACGCGCCGCTCGTTCGATGGCGCGGGCGAAGCTCACGACAGTAGATAACCGCGTCGCGTCTATGCCGTGCGCCTTAGCCATTTCGATCAGTTGGTCGTCAGTCATGGGCGCTGCTCCCCCTTCGCCGCGTCGCGGTCGATGCGCTCGATTTCCTCGGTCATTTCTTTAAGAATCACGTCGAGTGCGATCGTGAAGTCTCCCCGACTTGGCGCACGCATCGCTTTGATGATCCGATTGCGCCAATGTCGTATATTCGCCGCCCCGCTAACTGGCGATGCTGCCGCGCGGGCAAGCGCGTCCGCGAAACCGTCAATATCGAAGCAGCCGTGCTCGGTGTCGCCGTCTCCCGCGTCGTAAAAGTCGGCGGCGATTTTCGCGATGCGCTCCTTGGTCAATGCCCCTCTCTCGTCCTGCGCTGGCTGCGCGGGCGGGGTGGCGATGGGAGCAATGGTCGTCGCGATAGCTGCATTGAATGCGGAATCGACGATCGATCGCATAGTTGGCATGTCCAGCCAACGATTTCGCACCTGCAACTGATAAGCAACTTCTCCGCGCAACGACTCATCTCGTGCTACCCGTTTATCCGCATCCCCGCTGCCGCACTCGGGAGAACTGGCGAGAAGGGCGCGTGCGAAATTCACACCATCCTTGAACGCAGCCTTGTAGTACGGATGAACTCCTTGACCTTCATCGTCGCCCAAGCTGACGTAGTGCTTTCGAATGGCATCCGTCCACTGATCCTCGCTCAACGTCACTTTCTCACTCATTGGGGACTCCGTAGATGGTGGCGAGAAGTGCGCGCATATTGGCTTTCTCCTGCTCGGCGGTTTCGAGGGCATCGCCGTGGTCGAATACCCCGCCAACAAGCGACCATGCGGACGCGAATACCTGCGCTTGCTCCATGATTTCTTCGATTTGCTGAGGGCTCAACGTCGCCGCGCGCTGCTCGGGCGGCTCAACGCCGACTCCCTTCACGATGCTTTCGATGTTTGCGAATTGATCTTCGTCGAGCAATTCAGCGAGCCGAGCCATGATCTTCTGCATTGCACGGCGCAGTCGATGATTGTCTAAATCAAGGTGCGCGATGGTGCCTTTGGCTTCGTAGTCGTCGTGCCACTTCCCCTTCGGTTCGGCCGGTGCGGGGGTGGCGCAATCCGGGCAATCCTTGACGCACTTGATCGGGCCGTTCTCGAATTCAATGCCGCCCGATCCGGTGATTTCGCCGTCATCAACCATGCGCGACCCTCCGCACGTCTTACATTGGGCGCTCGCCCCGGCTTGCGGCGGCTGGGGGGCGAGTTCTCGTTGGATCGACTGCTCCATGCCCATGTCGATCGTCGCGCGGCGATACCCTGGATCGATCGATTGCAGGAACCCGAGCGCAACCGGCAAAGCCTCTTGCGTAGGAGAAACCTCGTCGGCGTTCTTGGCGCGGAAGCCTTCTTCGCCGTATTCGCCGACAGTAATTTCGCTCCATTCAAGTTTGCGCGGAGGCCCGAAGTCCTGTCCGAGAAACGGCCACCAGTTGGCGCGGATCGAAGCCGCGATGGTCGGGCTCTCATGCTGGACGAAACGCGCCATGTATTCACGGCAGGCGAGCAGTCCGGCGCGAAAGAAAACTTGCGTCGCCGGATGGATCAGGCTTTCTTGCTCGGCAAGGATGTGCTTCTGCGCTTCGCTTGGCTCGTCTTCCGCCACCCGCGCAACGTCCTGCGAGCGCTCAGCAGACCGCAAGCATCCACGATGCTCGCTTTCCGTCACGAGATAGCCGCAACACTGGCAGCGGAGAGTGTCCTGCGAGCGCGAGAGGGCGGCTATCGTCTCTTGAACGAGCATGTCGTATTTGCGCTGCGTTTCATCGGACCGGCGATGATCTGACGTGAAATCGCTATCGGCCTGACGCCAATAGGTTTGGCCGAGTTGCCACGCTGTGCGCATAGCCTTCGATACGGTGTCGATCAGTTCGATGTTGTCCATGTCCTCAATCCTCTCGAACGGTCCACGGCTTGAACGCGCGCATTGCGTCGGGCTGCAAAGATGGGTCGTCCCAGGCGCCGCGAAAGCAGATCGCGCGATCGTCGATCGTGAGCCACGCGGCGGGCTTCTCGACTGCGAAATCGAACGCAAGAGGTTCTTCGGTTTCGGTCTTTCCGCCGGCCGCACGCCATGCTTTGCGCTGTTCCATGAGCCACAGACCCATCGCCTTGATTCCTTCCTCGCTCTTCGAACGCGACGAATAGATGGTCAGCTTGAATTGCTTCGCGGCCTGTTCGGCCCACTCGAAGAAACCGGGCGTCACGGTTCCGTAGATCACGCCGTTCTGCCATCCCTTTTCGTAGGAATGGATAACACCGTCGAAGTCGATGCACAAAATCGGTTTGAATGATTCACTCACATCCATCTCCACGCCCGATGGCAAGAATTCGAAAAATGAGCCGCTGTCCTAGCCGGCCCAAAGCCCGCGCGTCCGAGGGTTGCGCGCGGTGAGAGGGGGGGTTACTCGTCGTCGGCTGCGCTCATCGCGTCCGCGTTGACGCGATCTTCTGCCTGCATCGCGTCGAGAATCTGCGCAACCTTGCGGGCGTCGGCGTTTTCGTCGTCCGGCGTCGCGCCGTCGCCGAACAGGCCGGGATCGACGTAGTTCTCGGGAGGGGTGAGGGTGATGATGCATTCCTGCTGCAAGCGCGTCGCGACCTTGCCGTGATCGACTTCATCCTTCGGGTGCGCCGTGACCTTGAAATGCACGCCTACGGAGCCGCCTTCCTGCGTTGTGAAGCGAATGTCCTTGAGCCCGCAGTCGGCCAACAGCACGTCTTCGGCGCCGCTCGCGCCGATATGCAGGCGCAGCAGGTAGCCGGCGTACTTCTTCTCCCATGCGAGGTTGCGCATGAAGGGGAAGCGCAACTCGGTCAAGCCCTCGTGCTCCATCGGCAATTCGCCGGGTGTGGGCTGCGGCTTGCGGTAGAGCATCGAGCGCAACGACGGATCGAAGTCGCCGAGCACGTCACCGCCAGTGACAAGGTAGAAGCCGACCGACAGAGCGGGCTTACGTTCGTTGCCATGCTTCTCCGAAACGTTTGTCACGCTGACGATCTTCGCGAGGGTGTCTTCGATGCGGAACATGCGGTATCTCCTGGGTGAATGGCTTACTTCGGCAGCTGCGCGTCAACCTTGCGGATGATCGCGACGACGCGCTCGGGCAACGGGATCGCCTCTACGTCGTGCTCGAATGCGCGCACGGCCGGGCGTAACTGCTCGCGCTCGATCGGCGGCAGCGTTTCGAGGTGCGGCGCGATGCGGGCGAGGGCTTCTCGTATTTGGCAGTTCGAAGTCATGGTTCCTCAAAATTCGACGTTCAATTCGGTTTGCGCCCACGCCTGGACGCGCTCAATCAGCAGCGTGAACTCGGGCACCGTGAGCGAGGCGGTGCTGATGCCGCGTTCAAGCCGTGAGCCGTCTGGCAGGTTGATTTCTTCCGTGCCGATGAACTTGCGGCGGATGTGCTCTTTCCACGTGTCGGCGTCGAAGTACTTGCCGCCGACCGTCGCGTTCTCGGCGATCGTGTTCAGCAGCGCGTGAAAGAGCCTGTTCTGCTCGTTTGTGCGCTTGGCGCGGTATTCGTCCACCGTGACGAGCAGCGGCCGTCCTGCGCGCGCCTGCGGGCCAGCATGGGCCTTTAGGTGCGCCTTGAGGGATTGCCACTGCTCGGGGCCACGGAGAACGAACGCTTTCATTTGATCTCGAGTCTCTTGCCGCGCTCCAACCGGCAGCCTGGAACGTCGTGTCCGTCCTTTAGCGCCTTGGCGATCAGCTTCTTGTCGGGCTTCGGTTCCGGCGTTGGAGGGGGCGTCGGATCGGTCATGTAAGCAGCCGGAATCTGCCGCTCGTCCTCGACGATCACCTTGGCCGGGTTCTCGCGCACCGCCAGCGAGAAGTAGGGGCATTCGATCTTCTGGACGCCAGCCATCTGCATATTCATGAGCAGGTATTCGCGCACACGTTCGGCGCGCTTTTCGAGCGCCTTTGCTCTCGCATTCATGGCTTCAACTGCCACGCCGATCTGTTCGGCCATCCCTTCGAGATTGCGGATGATGAACGCGACGTTCTGCGATTTCGTCGTCAAGTCGCCGCTGATCGATTCCAACGTGTCGGCGATCGTCTGCTCGTCGAGGTCCAATTCGGCAAGAGTGTTGGCCGCGTCGCGGTACTCAGCCGCTATTTGATAGAGCGTCAGTTCCATGTTGTCCTCAGTAAGGAATGTCCTGGTCTTCAAGGTCGCCTTGCGGCTGATCTGCCGATTCGAGTTGCTTCTTGCGCGCATCCTTGGAGGCCGTGAGCGCGTCTTCCGAGAGCTTGTCTTTGCGCGCCCGAGCAATCTTCACGGCGCCCAGGTAGTGCTGTTTCAATTCGTCCATGTCGGCCGCGCCAGCGATAGCCGCCTGCCAGTCGGCGAGTTCGTCGGCGCTCATACCCTCCGGCTCAGGTTCCGCTTTCGGCTCGGCACCACTCTCAAGCCATTCGCGCAACATGACGCCCGTCTGCTCGCTGATCTTGAATGGATCTTTTCCCGCGAACAGGCCCGTACGGTCCTTGGAAGGAAGCGCGTAGTTAGATTCGTGTTGCACATCGAGGATCACCGTCAGTTCGTATTCGAATCCATCGCGCTGCTCGGCCTTCATACCCAACTTGACGACCTTCTTGCGCCCGTTTTCCTCTACCTGCGCTGTCTCCGTCTTGCTGCGCATCGTGACGATGATGTGCAGCGACGAACGCAGGATTGTGTCGATGAACGCGCGATGCCGCGGCGTCACATCGTTCCATGCAGACCACGAATTTCCCTTGTATCGAGCACGCGCGATTTCATCGACGAGCTCAAGGCATCCGCCGACACCGGACCATTCGTGCGTCGTGCTGTCGATGATGAGTACGTTGTAACCGGCTTGCTCGGCCTCCTGGACCTTCTTGATGAAGGCCTCCGGCGTGTACGGCGGATTGAGGTCGTCCGCGTCGAATTCGACATTCCACTTGGGATCGTCGGCGTACAGTTGCGCCGATCCTTTCTCGGTGTCGAGCAGAGCAATTTTTCCTCCGAGCCCTTTAGCAATCAAAAGGGCACCGATCGTCTTGCCCGCGCCGCTCGGGCCGGTGATACCAAGGCGAAGTTTCGACTTTTTGCGCACGGCTTTCGTGAATGCCATTTCCTTTCTCCTTGCTGGGCGCGGTGGCTATCCCTTGTCGCGTCCCATGCTGATGTGTTTCGAACCATTCCAACGCTTCTTGCGCTTGCTGCATGCCATAGTCGGGCCCATCGTCTTCGCTCATGCCGATCTCCCGACGTACGGCATATCGCGCATCGGATCGAGCACCGCCAGCACGGCCGCCGCAGTGGCTATCGCGATGGCGATGCCGAGACAGAGGAGCGCGAGTTGGCCGAGGCCTGTTAGGAAGCGTTTCACGACGCCACCCCTTGCGCTGCACTCCATCCGATGAACACGCCCAGACCGACGACGAGCCACACGCCGATCGTTTCACGGGCCTTGGCGATTCGAAGGAGGGCGTTGTCGAAGCGCGCGCGGCGCAGGCCTTCGCGGGACAGGTGGACGCTCACGTGCTCGTCGCGGTAGCTGTTCATGACGGCTCTCCCTTTCCGGTAGCGGCGGCGATGACCGCCAGCGCTTTTTCTTCGGCTTCGCGTGCGGCCTTCCATCGAGCTTTTGGCCAACCTTGAATCGTCGCGTCGTCAGACCAAAGGCGGAACGTTTCGAGGTAGTCGTCCGATAAGATCACAGCCTCTTTGAGAACCTCACGCAATGCGGCGATGAGGTTCTGGCTCTGCGCAAACAGACGCGCATACTCCGCCCCATGCGGCGACACCGAGCAATCCGCTACCTGCTGCGTCGTGTCGCCTCGGCGTGCGACGACGTACGGGCCGTGGGCTTCGAGGTCGGGGGTCATGTCATTCGCCTTCGGCCAAGCGCTTCATGTCGGCCATCGCCACGTCGGCCGGATCGTAGAAGCGCGATGGGTTGATCTCGTAGCCGCTCGCGCGATAGATCAACTGCGCGGCCAGCGCCGTGTTGTGGAACTTCTCAAGCGCGTAGCCCGCTTCGCCGGCTTCATGTACGACCCAGCCGGCGCGGCAGTGCGTCGTCTCGCACGAATGCCAGGTGCCCATGTCGAGCGCTCCGGGCTGCGACACGCGCTCGTAGATGCGCTTGTGGATGTCGGGTATAACGGGAATCTCCGGGACGGCAGGCGCCGTTTCGCCGGCCTTCGTTGCTGAGCAGTCCGAGCAGTCCGAGCAGTACGAGCAGCCCGAGCAGCGCGAGCAGTCCGAGCAGTACGAGCAGCCCGAGCAGTACGAGCAGTCCGAGCAGTACGAGCAGCCCGAGCAGTACGAGCAGCCCGAGCAGTACGAGCAGTACGAGCAGCCCGAGCAGCGCG